AATATTCATATAACCTCCGTTAAGCGTTATGTTATGATCCCATTATGGCGATCGGTGTTAGTATAACACACTATTTATTTTTGTTCAAGGAATTTATAAAAATAATTTGTATCATCACCTGCAGTCCATTTACTTACAGATTCTACATTATATTCTATAGTAGATACTTTAAAATCTGGTTGCTTTGGTTCTGATGGTGTTAATGATTTATCATAAAACAAAGTTCTATTATTAGGTTGTGCTGCAAAATGTCCGTTATCTAATTCTATAATATTAAAAGATTTATGTTCTGCAGGAACTTGTGAATAATTTATATTAGGTAAATTGTGATCTGCATGACAACTATCGATTGTAAATAAATATTCTCCTTGGTACCATTGTTTTGCTGGTGACAAATATTTAGCCCTAGGTGGCACAGTTGTTTTTTCTATTACAGTAATGTGATAACTAAAAGCATCCCATAGTTCTAATTCTTCTAATGGAAGATCATCTTTAACATCAGGGGAACTAACAAAAGCACTGATAGGGAGCTTATCATAAAGAGCAGCATATTCTGGCAGATACGTTTCAAAGTAGAGCGCTCTGCCCTGGATTGACTTAACAGTAGCCCAAACACCTTCTACGTATTCTCCATGTCCTTTTTGATGATCATATAAATATTGTTTCTTAACATAAACTTTTACAGGTGGTACATTGGCAACTAAAAATGACATTACTTCTTTCTATAAAACTTACGTCCTACAAAGAAAACAATTAAGTTTTGTATTGTGTTTAATGTGACCATTAAGAGTAACCACGCTTCCCATATCTCCATTTATTTAGTTTTACCACGAGCTTTTTTCAAAGCTTCTTTACCACGTTTTGCAATCGCAGCTTGTTCTTTCTTGCCTGCAACTTTAGCACGTTGTTCTACAACAGTCAAGATTTGTATCTTACGTGCGTATGGTTTGTTAATTCTTTTTACTTTAGCAACAGTAGCTCTAGCATCTGCAGGTGTTGCATACTTAATACTGACTGTATCTTTTGGATTCTCATCTGTATATAATCTACGATCAGAACCTTTTGGTTTTTTACCAGTGCCTACTTTTGGATCTTTTCTTTTTACCACTTACTTCTATTTGCCCAATACGCTGCAGACATTTTACCTTTTGCAATATTTTTTGCATGTCTTGCTTTAAAAGATTTTCTTTTCTTTTTCATTCTATCAGACTCTCCTGCCTTTGGTTTGCCAGCAGTCTTCGCTCCTTGCTGACCATATCTAATTGTTTTAATTTTGTTACCTTCTTTAGCCACTACTATGTGTGACTTCTTGGGGTGATTAGGTGTACGTTTTGGTTTATTAAAACCTGTAACACCTGCTCGTTTTAATCTTGGATCTTTAGCCATTATCTATACGCCTTTGTTTTCTTTGCAATCCCTTTCGGTTGCTTCACAAACTGTTTGCCCTTTTTTGTTCCTTTTCGCTTTGCTCTTGTCGTTGCCGCATACTCCGCAGATGACAGAGCCTTGATTGCTTTCTCTGGTAGATACCTTTCCCCAGTAACGCTTGACTTCTTCCCAGACTTCGTTCGCCATTTTTGTTTACCCCAATCTTTTAAACTCTTTTGTGATTTAGCTAATGGCATCCCAGTGTCTCCTTACGACATCAAGTTTGTCTTCAGCATCTGCTACATTTCCCATAAGTTTATCTATCTCCTCCAGGTGTTGGGGATGTTCCCCAATACCCACAGGATTTGACAAATAAATATCTATAGTAGCCTTTGCCTCAGCTATTTGAGCCTCATATTTTTTAACTAAAGCTTGTAGTATTTGTTGATGCATTTATAAAATAATTATAAGTGCTAATACGATTACAGCTATACCTAGAATTTTTTCTTTTCTAGAACTGTCTTTAATCATACCCCAAACATTTTTTATCTTATCCATGAGTACTCCTATTTCTTTTTCTTTTTCATTTTAAGCATCATAAAATCTTTTTTAGAAATTTTACCATCCTTGTTTGCGTCTATTTTGCTCTGCTTACCTTTAAGTTTTTTAGCCGCTTTAGGCTTGTTCTTTTTAGCAGCAGGCACTTTCATTGCATATCCTGGCATTACTTATATCCTCCTCCAGCTTTTTTGTAGGCCTTAGCCAATGCTTGCGCCTTCCTAGCACTCCATTGTCCAGCACCCGTTCCATGTGAAGCTTGTGCTTTAATACGATTAAAGATTCGCTTCCTTAATCCAGGCTTAGTATAATTACCAGCTTGGTTAACTTTTGATTTACTTTTTGTTTTTGCTTTTGCCATTCTTCAACATTCCTTGTAAAGTTTTAGCTTGACCCGCATGAGTCTTTGAAGCTTTCTTCAAACCTTTAATTACTTTTTTAAGTTTCTTTTTCATTATACTCTCCTTATGCTTGTATTGATTATGCCTTCAATATTAGAAGTCATATCAGCCGCAGCATCCATTCCCATCTGCGCTTCTTTTAACTTACGATCTTGATCTTTATTTTCATCATCAATCATTAATTTACTTTCTTCTAAGTCCATTTTATCTTCATGTACTTTCATATCGTTCATTAATTTTTGTGCACGTAAAGCTAAATCTTTTCTTTGTATATCTAACTGTTCTTCAGCTGTAGTTTTATTTTCACCAGCCATAATTTTTTGTTTCTCTTCATCAAACTGATTTACTTTATCTGCAGCTTGTGCTGCCATTATTGCAATTTGATTTTCCATTTGAGGCGGCAACTGTTGACCAGCCATAATCATTTGTTGTGCTTGAGGATCTTGAATCATCTGTGCCATTTCTTGTTGATACTTTAATGCAAGGTGATCTTGTATATGCGACATTAATAATTGTTGCATAGATGGATTACTTTTGTACGCAGGGTTTTGTAAAAACATACCATGTGTAACAATGTGTGCATCATGATTTTGATCAGGTCTTGGTTGTAAAGGTGCCCCCTTTAACGAAGCCATGTTCTCTGAAATAGGATCAGCAGTGAAAGGTTGTTGTTGTTGTTTTAAATATCTTTGTGGTTCGTCCACGCCCATCGCTGAAAACAATTCCATACCTATTTGCTCCATGTTGTAAGCGGCTGGGTTTTGTTGAGCGATGGACATGATGGCGTTTATTTTTGCGATCCTGTGTGCCTCAGTCGGCATATTAGGATCTGATACAGGAATTACATCAATACTTTTAAGATTGAAATCTTTCCTAAATATCTGCTGTGCTCCACCTGCCACTTCGTAGGGATACAAATCAGGAAGAAACTCCGAATCTAATCTAGTTAGAATACGAAGATCTTTAGTCTGTGCGGCATGTAATCGTTTATGCACAGCATTGAACAGCTTTGAAGACTGCTCAAGCAGGGCCATGGTTGTGCCAACTGGCCCATAGTTTGTTGCATTTTCTACTACGTTATCAGTAGAGTCTGCAAACTGGGATGCGAGTTTAGACGCATAATCCATTAAATTAAATAAAGTTGATGATGGTTCTTTAAATGGAAGTATCTGTAAAGACTTTCCTAAATCACCAGCGGGTGCATTTACTTCTCTAAATTCACCTGGAGCGATAGGCTCGTCAGGTGCAAGGACACGTAAACCGTGAGCCTTGAAACCACCTGGCAAGTTCGCAAAGGTTCCCGCGTCAATTAACTGACGCATAGAGGAAGTAGCTGTTTTAGTTAATCCACCAATTAAGTGTATATAACCATAACCATAAAAACCTAAACCTGGAATCATTGTATAATGTGTAAAATACATTTTCTTTTTACGCATTGGATCTTCTTGATCATAATTTCTTCTAATAGCTAAAACTGTTCCATCTGCAGTCATGTGAACAATGTATGGTAATTTAATACCATCTTGATCTTCATAACCAGGTAAATCTAAATTAGTATGCATTTCTAATATTTCTACATAGTCATCATTTTCTCCTGGTTTAGAAACACCTACAATTTCATCTGAAGTTTCATCAGCTGAACTCTGTTCTACTCCATAGTCTGCATCAATGTCTACATCTAAAAACATTCCTGCAATTTGCATTTTTTTAATTTCATTTTTAGATATTAAATATTTATGAGTGTATCTTTCTGCAGTTTCTAAATCAGATGCAAAATAATCTACAAAGAAATCTTGTGCTTTAATAAATTCTGTTACTGGTCTTTGCAGTGCAGGATTAAAAGAAGTTTTCTTAAATGCCGTTCCGTACAAAGCTACATGAAATAACATCTTATCTAATTCAGGACCATACTCAGGCATTTGTATTTGTGTTTGCCAATTTAAAAATTGTCTTACACGATTTGCTTGTTCTAATTTAGGTTGTGTTTGTGTGCCCATGATTCTAGTTCTAACTGGGCCTTCAGTTGGAAATAATTCTTTATATGCTTTAGCTTGAAACTTTACAACTGCTTGTGCGAGAACAGGGTGTGTAACACCACTTGCTCCTGGAAATGCACCAGCACCTTCATCATATTTCAAACCTAATAATTCTATACCTTCTTCAGCTATTTCATCATACTCTTCTCTTGATGCTTTGTCTCTATCGTAGCCTTCTTGTAAATTTTTTGAAACTTCTTGTATCTCTGCTTCAGACATTGTTTCTGCTAGGTTAGCATCGAAGTCACCCATCATCATAGGTTCTTCATCCATGAGACCCATGGCTGTTGCTTCGTCGATTTCTTGTTGATCTGTTAAAGTTATTTCTGCTCCACCGTCTGGTGTTTCAGTTACATCTTGATCGCTAGGCATGCTTGCAGATATTGCATCATCCTCTAATTCTATTCTTTTTTCTATAGCCATGTATCCCCTTTAGTAGAACTTTCTACTCTCCCTATTATAAATCTCTTGCTCTCGTTTGTCAAGCCAAGTATCAGCTCCATGTGAAACATATCCGCCATTTCTCATCCATATCAATGCTTGTGTAACTGTATCCATATAATCATCATGAAGCCCCGCTGGAAAAGCTCTAGTCTCATCTATAACTTCCATAGCCCAATCTTTTTTAAAAGGGGCAAATATTCGTCTGTTATGAAACAAAGATGTTATAGAATACGCTCTAGCTACTTTATCTCTGTCTGGTTGAAACTCAAATATAGGTAAACCTGTTAAACGTAAGTCTTGTATCAAGGATTGACCCGAAGCTTTCTTCTCTATTAGTATGGAATCTGGATTATGTTGATTATATTTTTTAACTGCTTTCTCTCTAAGTGTCGGATAATCCCATCTTCCTTTTTCTGCCCCCAATAATATTAAATTAGGCATATCCAATCCTTTAGTAAACACACCCCATGTAGTTATTGCAGAGTAATCTGCCGTTGTTCGTGTAGAAAATGCAGTATCCCATGATTGTATTATGTATTCACACTCTGGTGGGTCTGTATTCTCCCAGTTCTGCCACCAATCTAGTTTTATTATGTTACCTTCTTCTGCAGATGGAGCCTGACCGTACAATGCATCAAATTTAAACGGGGGTGTATTGTTTTTTGTACGAATTATTTCCTCAGTTGACCAATGAAATCCGTTTTTCTCGTCAGGTTCTGGCCAAAATGACTCACCTAACTGCAATTCTGTGTATTTTTCCGATAAATAACCCTGTTTAATTAGTTTTTCACGCGCATCTTCTAGTTTTTCTAAAGAATCTGTAGTATTTAGGGCAGGAATACGCACAACTTCCCATGTATCTGACATAGGAGAGCTATCTTCAAGTGATAATAGGTGTCCAGCCAAGTCTCTTTCGTGCCATCTTGTCATAACTATGACAACTTTACCACCAGGCATAAGCCTTGTACGTAAACCAGAAGCGTACCACTCGTTTAGAGCCTCTCTTCTAGCTTTTGAAAACGCATCTTGCTCTGATATTGGGTCATCTATGATGGCTAAGTGTGCACCAAAACCTGCAATACCAGATCCTGAACCAGCTGCGAGGAATGAACCTGCATCTTTACCTTTGTGTTGAAGACTCCAGCTGTTAGCAGAACGATTATCTTTACGAATATTTATTTGTGGAAAGATAGATTTGTATTGTGGGGTATTTACAATATCACGTATGGCGCGGCCGAACCTTGTTGCAAGATCATCACTGTGTGATACAGCAATCTCTTGCCAATACGGATTCTTACCCAGTGCCCATGCGGGAAAATATGTAGATGTTATTAATGATTTGCTTGAACGGGGGGCAACAAATACCATCAAACGGTCTGACTCCCCACTTGCAATCTTCATTAGTTGATCACATAGCAATCTGTGATGCGGCCCCACACTAAAGGATGGGTTCATCAACATAACGAAAGCTAAGAGATCTTCTCTTGCTTGTTGTACGGCTACTCTGGTAGCGGCGTTTCTATCTTCTGTAGTTAAGGACATACACTTCGTCACCCCATATCACAAGTTGCGCAAAAGCATCTTGTGGAGGATTGTTCGGATCGTATACATCCAGATCTGGATTTAAAATCATGCTCGTATCTCCTGTTACTTTTACTTGCATTAAAACTTTTTCTCAAACTTTATACCAACTTTATTTTTACCAACATCAACAGAAAAACCTGCGTCTTTCACTTTCTTAGCTACACCTTTCATTTTAGTATAACCTGGTATTTTAGATGCAGCTTTGTCAGCTTTCTTTAAAACTATTTTCTTTAGTGCATCAGCTGGATTAGCCATCTTATCATTAGTTGTTGTGTTTGACATTATCTACTCTTTCCAATCTTAGCTGTTGTCATTTTTTCTTTTCTCTTTTTTCTTTGAGCATCTGTTTCTCCAGATAAAGCTTTAGATAAATCTACACTATCTTCACTTGTTTTTGCCCCCTCATATGTTCCTGAAGGATTTTTTATACCTTTAGAACCTTTTTCTAAAATTCTATCTGTTCTTGAGCCAGCATGAACACCTTTAGTTAATTGAGTTTTTGGTTCAGCTGCCATCTTCTTACGAAGTTTGTTTTTAGCTTTGCCCTCTGCCCCTCTATCGAACGTGCCTTCACGTTCTTGTTTCTTAACCATTTTAGAAAGATCACTAAATTTTAATCCTTCGTCTTTCATTCTTTGTTTTAGTTTATTCATTTGAATTTGATATTTGTTTCTACTATCGCCTTCAACTTTAATTCCAACTAATTTATCTTTATTAGATAATAAAGCTTTATATTGTTTTTGATAATCTTCTACTTTAGCCACTATTTACCTCCTACGATTTTTAATTTTGGTGCAGCAATTTTCTTCAGACGTTCAACATCGCGTTCGATATCTTCCTCAGAGTTGCCAGTAGAGAATGCGTTTTGCACATTCATCTCGGTTACATTCTTA